TCATTGGGGATTGTTTCAACAGAACATTAGCATAGGACAATTAATAGAAAGCTCTACTGTGTTATGTTGGGCAGCTAAATGGCTAGGCGAAAAGAAGGTACACTTTTCTAGTGTATTTGATACAACACCTATCAAGATGATTAAAGAAATACATAAGCTCATAGATGAGGCTGATGCTATTATTACTTACAATGGTAAACGCTTTGATATGCCAACTCTTAACAAAGAATTTCTTATACATAAACTACCACCACCTAGTCCTTATAAAGATATAGATTTAATTACTACAGCTAGAGGTAAGTTTAAGTTTGCTAGTAATAAACTTGACTATATTACTCAACTATTAGGTATTGGTAAAAAAACCTCACATGAAGGCTTCCCTTTATGGATCGAGTGCATGTCTAAAAATCCTAAAGCATGGAAGTTGATGAAGAAATATAATATTAATGATGTAAGGCTAACTGAAGAAGTTTATAATAGATTACAAGGTTGGATTAGAATACATCCTAATCATAATTTTGAAACTAAAGATATGTGTTGCCCTAATTGTGGTAGCTTCCATTTACAAAAACGAGGAGTACAAATATCACTGACAAACAAATACCAACGCCTATGTTGTCAAAAATGTGGGAAATGGAGCAAAGGAAGAAAGCCTATAGAAAAAATAAACTCACAGTCGGCTACACCCATATAAGGAAAATGAAAATGGATATACAGTTAATAGCTTTGCATATGCTAGACAAAACTATTGACAATGTAGATGTGGTGCATGGCGAAGATACAATGGTGATACACTTAAATGATGGATCATCAGTTGAATTAATTATTGATAGTATTTATATGAACATCCAAGAGGTTGATGATTAAAGAACGCAACGCAAAACCTATAACACTTCCAGATGGTACTGAAACAGATACTTGGAGTAAAGAGTATATGTTGTATTGTGAAGCCTTAAACTTATCTAAAAAACCTATAGAGCAAAGAAGGTATTGGCTTAATAAATTAAAAGATCAAACAAGAGTAGATGGCCTTAAAAAATGGTTAAAGTTATTTTGGAGTAATTAAGCTACAATTCCTACACTTAATAAATCTTTGTAATTATTTATTTCATTTAAGTCTTTGTTCTCTATTTCATATAAGTCAGATTTAATTGTCAGAGCAGTGCCATTAGTCCTTGTTCTTATCACACCTTCCTTATAAAATTCAGCCTTATCTTTAAACCCCTGCTTATCTATCCAACCACAGATGGTTAATACCTTATCTTTTTTATGGTAACTACAAAACAAATAGTTATCTACATTATATTTTAATTGGCTTGCCATTAAATTATTAACATAATTAGATTTTGGATAAACATTCCTACCCATAGTTTTTATATCTATTGTTGTGTCGTTTAAAGTAATATCTACCCCACCATCAAAACCTTCAGCGATCATAAATGGCTTTCCTAAATAAAGACAAATAATATTTTGACCAATAATACCTGTCAATTGTTCCTCCTTACTTCCATCCGCATGACCTCTCATTCCAATATTATTCTCTTGATGAAACTTAACTGACTTTAAAAAAGTTGCTTCATCCAATTTTATATTAAGCATAAATTCTTCTTCCAACAATAGTTAATAAATTATCCATAGCTAAACCTAAATCTCTTTCATAAAATATAGGTTTGTTTCCTTTTAACCACCTATAATAAATTGCTTTTTTTTGTTCTTTAGGTAAGCTATCTATACAAGCATTTATTATTTTTATGTTTTCTTTGTCTGCTTTATCTATCATGTGTTCAAATACATCTACAGTAGACTCCCCACCACTAGACAAATAAGATACTTTATTAGGATAACCTAATCTATGTGAGTCAGTTTTCATCCACCTAGACCAGTCCTCTAATATAACCATCAACCTTCCTATCCTCAACCTATCCCCCAGCTTTTATTAATTCTCCTTATCTGTTTTAATGTCTTGGCTTTTGGTAATTTTAATGAACTATTTTTTTCTAATCTTTCTAATACAGCAATTCCAACTCCAGAGTAATCTGCCACTTTTTTTCTACTTGCTTCTGGCTTCCTTTCTATAAATTCCTTTGCTCTTTTTATAAAGACTTCTTCTTCTTCATGTGTATATTTATTAGCCATGATGGATTTTCCTTCCTTTAATTTTAAATTTTTTAAGCATACTTAATGGATAAAATAATTGGGCCAATAAACATTCATTTTTAGAAACAAAATATAAATTATGGCGCTGTTTTTTCTCTGATTTTAATACCCCTTTAGTGCATAAATATCGAATAATATTAGAAATAATTTGCCGATCAATACCAATTATTTTAGCAATCTGTAGAGAAGTCATTTTATCTAAATCTATTGTTTTCTCAATTAATTTACATAACTTAAATCGTAATATTTTCTTACCATTATTTAATGTATATTCATGATATTTGTGCTGCTCATCTAACCGATCATATTTCATATAAATATCCTTAACTTAAATCAACTATTCTACTAATCCATTTGTTATCTTTCTTACGCCACCCTTCCACCAAAATTACCCAGTCTGCAGTTCGTAGGAAGGGCAAGGCAGGACTTTCTGTTATCTTCCGTACTCGACTGCTCATATTACTATAACTTGTTACCTGTAGTCCTGTGACAACCCCTTTATGATCTATTGCTAGTATATCTATAATACCAAATAAGTCCTGTCTAATCTTTGCAAATGCGTTCCACCTTTCCACGACTTGCACGAGAGGATATTCTCCGCTTTCTCTCAATCTTTTTAGCGTTCTCTGTGTTGGACTCACTGCCATCTGCATTTTCCTTTTTGTTGTTATTTTTTAGCTGTTTTTTAACAACAACCATTATTTCCCTTGTCCTCGATATTTTTTATAACTTGCTTTAAAACTTTTATTCATGGTAGAGGTCTTTCGTATCTTACCCCCTTGCTGTGTTCGTTTATGAGTTGGCTCATAAGTTTGGACAATATTTCGTTTTACTTTTCTAGCCATTAATAATTAACTCTTGAACACAAGTGTACATTTTCCAATCAGAATAATTTTCTGCTGCATACTGAAAAGCATGAGAGCAACTGCTGAACGAGCCAGCGTATAAATTACCTGATGGCATACCATTTAAACTAACTAATAAAATAAATTCAATCATCATCTTCTCCTGTAAAAGTTCTTGTATCTACTCCAACAAAACCACAACCCTGAACTTCTTTAATATCAAAATCAAATGAATTAACATCTAAATGATTAGGTGGCAACATGGTATATTTTTTTGTTGTGCAACTCGCTGCTTTATATTCTGAACAGTTTTCTTTGAAATAGATCATTGCCGTAGGGCAGTCAATGAAATTCCCTACATATTCTAGGTCATCATAGTTACCACTTAAACTTACAGTTAATATAAACAATCCTTCAGCTAACATAATTTACTCCTGATAATTTTTAATTCTTTCTCCAATCCATCTCATCACAGGTACGGCCATAGAATTTCCCATTGCTTTATATCTAGGCCCATCTGGGCAGTTTTCTTTAATGTTTGTATATCCATCAGAAAAACCTTGCAATCTTTCACATTCAATTGGTGTTAATTTTCTTACTGCCATGTTATTAAATAAATGTTGGTCTTGAGTTGTATTAATAGTATATGTTTTTTCGTCTTGTCCTAAATAGCCTTTACCTGCTTTTTTGCCAGGAGTTCCACCTTGTGTTCCTGTTTCTACAGGAGATCCACCTCTAATTTTAAACATATGTGCAACTCCATGTACCCCTGTAGCATTTAATGTGTACATAGGGCCATTTTCAGTAAATCCATTTCCATTACCACCATTGAATGGCTGTCTACCAATAGTGTTTTCAGCTAAAGCAATAGGATTGTTTAATACAAAAGGAATGTTACCTCCTCCTGTACCCCATCTTGCAGTTACTGAATGACAAGTGTCACCCATTTGTTTTACACGACTATCTGCTGGATGGTTCTCAAAAACTTCAACAATAGCTTTTGTATCTAAACTATCAGAACTTAATCCTTTGTAATCTCTTTCTAACAAAGTGCTTACTTGGTCTTGATGTAACAAATGAGTTATTTTTTTTCTGCTACTTGTGTTAATGCCAAGCGTAGTGTCTTTGGGAGTGTCTTTCCTCTTTTTTCTGCTCTCCTCAATATGCCTTGACAAGCTTTCTGGCTCAAATAATACTTCTGCGGCAGGTCGCCAGTCTCCAAAATGTCCGACAACAAAGACTCTACGCCTTCGCTGTGGGACTCCGAAGTTTTGAGCATCAAGCACTCTGTACCCATACCCATAGCCGAGTTCGCCCACCGCTGTGAGGAATGAACCAAAATCCCTTCCCTTATTTGAGGAGAGGACACCTGGCACATTTTCCCAAACGAACCACTTGGGTCTAAACTTATCAAGAATTCCACAAAAGATGAGGGCAAGATTGCCTCTTGGATCTTCAAGTCCTTTACGGAGTCCTGCGACAGAGAATGATTGACAGGGTGTTCCTCCGACCACAAGGTTAATTGTTTTTTCTCCAAAATTCCACTCCTTATAATTAGTTATATCTCCAAGATTAGGTACATCAGGATAATGATGTGCTAATACCTCGCTTGGAAATTTCTCGATTTCTGAAAATGCTACAGGCTTCCAACCTAAATCATGCCAGGCTACAGTCGCTGCTTCTACTCCACTACATACAGATAAGTAATTCAAAATTTAAACTTTCCTTTGGTAATAGTTCGACCACTTAACTCATGAATAATTTGAAACTCTGATTTATTGTAAACCATCATGTACCCATAACCTTCAACTATATACTTATGCTCTTTCCATTCTTCCTTATTTTTCTTTAAGGCTTCTTTTCCTTTGGTCATTATTCTTCCAATTAACATTTATAATTAAATTACAAAGTGGGCAAACATAAGCAGACATTTTTAACTGTTTATCATCTTTTTCCCAATCCATTTCAACGCCTTCACACT